GGCTTATTTATTTTTGTTATCTTTGCATAAAATACGACAAGATGATAAACAGCATCAGGAACACAGTGTTGGCTGTAGCTAATAAACAAAACTTTGGGTACATTACTCCTGCTGACTTTAACTTATATGCAAAACAAGCTCAACTAGATATATTTGAGAATTACTTTTACAGATACAACGAATGGATTACTAAGAGAAACGGTAGGATCTCAGGAAGTGGTTATGCAGATATAGTAAAGAACTTAGAGGAGGCTATAGATATATTCTCTGTTGAGGATTCTTTATATAAGGTTGGGAACAACGTTTATGCGATGCCTAACTACGACAATAATGACAATAGTTATTATTTGTTGAATAAGGTTTTGGTATACAAGAACGTACTTACAGAGGGTACTACAGATGGCTTCGATGCTGGTAACAATATTATAGAGGACAGTACTAAGGACTTCACGACACTTGGTGTTGCTGTAGGTGACTACGTTGCTGTTGAGGTTGACGATACAATAAAATTTTTAAACGTACTAGAGGTGGTTTCTGCTACTGAACTAAGGGTTGGTATAACTAGCTTAACTGCTACAGGGAACGCTTACTCAGTGTACAAGTCTACGTCAGTACAGAAGGAGGCAGAGAGGGTTTCTCATTCAAAGATAACGATGCTTAACTCATCCAACCTAACTTCACCAAAACTAAACACTCCTGCATTCACGCAGAGTGAACTAACAATTTCATTATTCCCTAAGACCATCGATGCTGTTGGGCAGGTAAGGTCTCAGTATATTAGGAAACCAAAAGACCCTAAGTGGACGTACACAACACTTGTTAACGGTGAGCCTGTGTTTGACCAAGGGGCTTCTGACTACCAAGACTTTGAGCTTCCAGGAATTGATGAGCCTAGTCTAGTTGCTAAGATACTACAGTATGCTGGAGTCTCTATAAGAGAGAAAGATATTTATCAGTCTGCTCTACAGGATGAAATGAAAGAAAAACAAAAACAAGGATAATGGCATACTTAACAGGATATCAATACTATGAGAATGAGGGAGGACTACCAAAGGACGAGAATTGGGGTTCTTATCAGTACACATCCTTAGAGGATATAGTGAACAACTTTATGCTTATGTATGTAGGCAACGATAAGTTGGTTAATAATGTTGAGAGATACAACGTTCTGTTTCACGCAAAGAGAGGTATACAAGAACTTAATTATGATGCACTAAAGGAAACAAAGATAGTAGAGCTTTCTGTTAGTGATAACGCTACAATCATACTACCACCAGACTTCATAAACTGGGTTAGGATATCACTATACAAGGACGGTGTTTTAATGCCGTTAACAGAGAACGTAAGCACGAACTTTGCTAAGAGTTACTTACAGGATAATGACGCTAATGTTTTATTTGATGAGGATGGAGACGTATTAATTGGTACATCACTACTTGACGACGATAGGGTTACTGGTGTTCAGAAGACACAGTATCTAGGTGACGGTAAACTGAATGGTGCGTTAGGGTATAACATAGAAGGTAAGTGGGTGTTTGATTACGCTATAGGCGCGAGGTATGGTTTAAATACTGAGACAGCAAATATCAACCCAACATTCAAAATAAACAAGGCTCAGGGTGTTGTCAGCTTCAGCTCATCAATGATCGATCAGGTTGTTGTAATTGAGTACGTATCTGATGGTATGGAGGGCGGAGACGACACTAATGTTAGTGTAAATAAAATGTTTGAGGACTACGTGTATGCCTACATAAAGTACGCAATACTTAACGCTAAGTTTGGTGTTCAGGAGTATGTTGTTAGGAGAGCACAGAAAGAGAAGAGTGCACTACTTAGGAATGCAAGAATAAGACTTAGTAACATTCATCCAGGGCGTTTACTTATGAACATGAGGGGTGCTCAAAAATGGTTAAAGTAGAATGAATATAAATAAGAATTTTGTTGGTTCCAGAATGAATAAAGGTCTGGACGAAAGGTTAGTACCTAAGGGTGAGTACACTGACGCATTGAACATTAGAATTAGTTCTGATGAGGATGGTGAGTCGGGTTCTGTTGAGAACACTAAGGGTAATGAGTTGGTGTTTAGTCCAGAGTACAACGGAACAGAGGTTGAAGGAACGTGTATCGGTGCGTTTGAGGATGGAGAGAACGAGACTATTTATTGGTTTATTACTTCTAGTAATGTTGACATGATCGTGTCTTACAACACATCTACAGAGTCTGCTGTGTACCACGTTATTTCTACAAGTGTTCTTAACTTTAGTAGCAAGCACCTTATTAATGGTATCAATCTAATTGACGATTTCTTATTTTTTACTGACAACTACAATCAACCTAGAAGAATAAATGTAAACTCTTCATACCCCAAACCTATTTCAGGTGTAGACCAAATAACTGAGGACGACATATCTGTTATTGTTAAGCCTCCTATGGAAGCACCGAAGGTGGTGCTTAGTAAGAAGTCTTCAAAACAGAACTACATAGAAGATAAGTTTATTAGGTTTGCATACAGGTACAAGTACAAGGACGGAGAGTACTCAGCATTATCAGAGTTCTCTGATTTAGCGTTCACTCCAGGACAGTTCAGGTTAGACTACGGATCATACGATATGATTGGTATGAGGAACAGTATGAACTCAGCTGCGGTTAAGTTTAATACAGGAGGACCTAACGTGGTAGGTGTAGACCTATGCTTCATTACAACGACAGCTAACATTGTTAATGTTGTAGAGAAGTACGATAAGGTAGACAATGGATGGGCTGACAACACAGAGGTAACTGTTATATTTGAGAACCAAAAAATATACACAACACTAACTGAGAGCGAGCTGCTAAGGGTTTACGATAACGTACCTAAATTAGCTAAGGCTCAAACAACAATAGGTAACAGAATAATGTACGGTAACTACGTTGACGGTTACGATATAGATACGATTTTAGATTACAGCTTAGAACTTAAGAGTGAGGACATAGGTTTTAATCAGTTGACAGAGGATAAGTCTAACGGTATTGACTACACTATAAGTGGAAGCAACGTTACAGTAACAGACTCAAAGCTAGACATAGACCTAACGGATATGGACTTAGTTGAGGGAGGAATAATAGAGATAGACTTTAACATTATACACAGCTCATTTGGAGGTTCTGCAACGTATGAGGACGGTGGAGAGATTGAGAACAGTTATGAGGAAGTGTTTCAGTTTGTGTTACCTAAGGATTACGATTCTGTTGAGGATTTGGCTTCAGACCAAGATTTCTTGGATGCTATACAAATAACAGACGATAGTGGTTTTCCAGGTACATTAGCTGATGGATACAGTCTTACTGATTTATTCTATGCTAGCATACAAACAAACACTAGTGGTGATTGGAACCTTGCTAACGGAGGTGTTACCTCTAGCGACAAGAGTTTCTTAGTTAGTTACTCAGGAGATACGTTAAGCATACAGGTTCCAGCAGTTGTTTATGAGGACTCTACAAGTCCAGGAACATTTGCATATGAGTACTTCTTGATGTCATCTACAACAGCATCATACACAGAGGTAGGAAACAAACAGAGCTTACACAGTAACAGGGATTACGAGTTAGGTATAGTTTATTTGGATGAGTACAACAGAGCTTCAACAGCCTTGGTTTGTAACAACAATACCATATACATACCACCACAGGAGTGTGTTAACAAGAACACAATAACAGCTACAATAGAAAACATTGCTCCAAGTTGGGCTAAGAGGTATCGATTTGTTTTGAAACAGAGTAAGGGTGCTTACGATACCATATACTCAGATCAGTACTACTACGACGCTCAAGAGTCGGCTTGGTGGGTAAAGCTAGAGGGAGACAACCAAACAAAGTGTAAGGTTGGGGACTCGTTGATTGTTAAGAAATCATCTAATGGACCTACAGCTAATGAAATAAAAACTAAGGTTCTTGACTTAACAACAAAAGAGAAGTTCTTTATAGACGAAACAAACGAACTGCCACCTACTAGTGGTGTATACATGAAGCTTAAGCCTTCGTTATACTCTATAAATAATGCGGATCTAGATGACATAGACTTTGGTTCTCAAGGCGGAAAGAATAATTCATTTGTAACATATCAAACATTCGTAGAGGATGGGTCAGGAAACTATAGTAACTACACTATTACAAGCGGTAGTGAGGTAAGGATATACTTCAGGAACGTTAGGTTTGGTAGTGGATCAGCCTGCGGTTCTAGACAGTTTATATTTGATAGAACGTTCATAGCGACAAGGGACTACGACAATATGTATGACTTTATTATTGGAGAGAACATAAACTTCAATAACCCTACTAACAATCCTGAGATAGAGAGTAGTGACGACACTACCCCTACGGCTAGTTTTGATGATACTGTTGGAGATTACAATGCAAACTTTTCTAGTTCTGAGATACAGGATGGAGTTACTCAGATACAGTGGGTAGAGTCAGGTACAGAGGGTACGTCAAACTACAGGTCTGGATTACGGTTTATAACAGCTGGTAGGAAGTGTAACGGTAGGAACTACTACCTAGATGTACACCTACAAGTTTTTAGGTCTGGTGGTGTTTTAATATTTGAGACAGAGCCTGCTGATAATACTAACGAGATATACTATGAGAGCTCAGAGAGTTTTCCAATAAATAACAGACTACACTCAGGTAACGTAACAAACCAAACATCATCTGTTGGTGCTGTAGTGGACCTAGACTTTTATAACTGTTTTGCATTCGGTAACGGTGCTGAGAGTTTTAAGGTTAATGATGGTTTAGCTGAACCTGGATTTAGCTTAGGTGCTAGGGTGACTGCTGTATCAGAGCAGGACTATAAGGAGGCGCATAGATATGCAGACATTACATACAGTGGTGTGTACAACCAAGAAACAAACCTAAACAAACTGAACGAGTTTAACTTAGGTTTAGTGAACTACAAGGGCTTAGAACAGAACTACGGACCTATAGAGGTGATGCACGCAAGAGAGAGTAACATACTAGTACTTCAGGAGGATAAGATATCTTACGTTATTGCTAACGGTAAGAACCTTTTCTCTGATGCTCAAGCAGGGGGTGCTATAATAAATACACCTGACGTTTTAGGTAAGCAGGTTCCAAGACCAGAGGAGTATGGTATAAGTAACAACCCTGAGAGTTTTGCAACTTATGGGTACGACGTATACTTCACAGACACTAAGAGGGGTTCTGTTATAAACTTAAAAGGTACTTCAGGTCAGAACGATCAGGTAAACGTAATATCAAGCTTAGGAATGAGTTCTTGGTTTAGAGACCAGTTCTTAGATAACCATAATAAAATACAGCTAGGAGGTTATGACCCTTACTCTAAGGAGTATG